AAAAAAATCTAGACACAATTAGCTATTTTTGATTTTTACAATCAACTACCTAATAATACAATAATGCAGCTTGGCTCATTAAATTTGAATCACCCTATCTGTGATCTTATTTAAGGAACACAATCTGATTGTATAAGGTTACTGCAATAGGATATAGAAAATTTAAAATTTTAATTGGCTTTAATTTATAAGATAAATGATTAAGATGAACCAACAAAAATACCTGTTTAATGTAATAAGCTTTCAACACAAAAAAGGCCAGATATAACATCAATGCTTTCTGATTTAAACGATATATGTACTAAATGCTTTGGTAACATGGCAAAAGTAGAAAGAGACATTCTGGTTAATTTACCTATAAAAAATGCTTATTTCCAATTAATGAAGTATGAAAAGTTATGGCATAATGATAACTTTTTAGCTTCTATGGAATAAATGAACAAAGCCACTAAACTCAAATTATCTTTTAAGAATAGAGTTTATTTAATTAATATAAATAATACAGTTAATAACCTTAGTGATTTGATTTTATAAGATTACAGTGAAATTGATGGCCATTAATTGTTAAACAATGTAGTTATAAATACCAAACCACAGGCTGATGCACAGATTAATTTTCTAAAAGAATTATAGAAAGATACCATTAAGTAATACAAAATTTTCCATTATATAATGCCAACAAACATGACATCATATGTTATAAATTTATCCATAAAACCAACTATATTAGAAATATAAAACAACAATGTACCATATCACCTGAATAGTAGTTCAATCTCAGCTATAATAAATTAATTTATCCCTAAATAAAATTTTTTGAATGGTATAAAAAACATTAATAAATAAGAGGTTGATATGATAATAAAAAAGTATGAAAATTTGGACCCCTAAATACATGAACCTGATAGGTTATACAATTAATTAAATTTTATTAATGATAACATATATAAAAAATTCTTTTTTTATTCAAAAAGATTACATGAGAATAGGTTAATAAATAAAATTGATGATATAATTAATTTGTTGTCTTATAACACATTCAGTAATTTATGCTTGAAAGGGATGGATATACCGTCATCATATAAGAAAGAGTTGCAATAAGAAATTAATTCTGAAAGCTTGTAAGATAGGATGTTGGAAATAGTACCATTGTTCAACGTGGCAAATTAATGTCATTTTTATGATAAGCTACGCCATGTGACAATTGACAATGTTAAATATAGTTTGAATCAGGGTTTTTTCGGTGAATTTAAAACATAATAGGAGGATATTTTTATTAAAAATATGAACATATCTTAAAATCCAACATAAATGATATAACTAAAAAGTCAAGTTAAGTTGAATAATCAATGGTTAGGTATTGGGAAATTACTTTGGCATTAAACTAAAGACAACTATTTAATAATAGACATAGAAGATAGCACAGTTAAAAATATAACAGGAAATATTATGTAACCTAATGAAATAAACCATATTAGTAGTTTAATATTATTCAACTTTTTTGAAAAAATGAAATTAAATGTTTATAACAATAATACAATATCCAATCACTATTTCTGCTAATTAGAAAATAATTTCTAGATAACATCTACAAGAAAAGGTATCATGTGTTTACCTTAAACATAAGATCATTGTTTGCCTGATTTAAATGATAAATATTTAATTAAGACACATAAAAAAGGTGACATCAATGTTATATTTAAAGAGA